ACAACTCACTCGATGATCAAGACCTTCCGTCGGTGCCCAAAGCAGGCAGAGTTCAAGTACATCCATCGACTCAAGCCGAAGAGACTCGGCTCCCCGCTCAAGCGAGGCAGTTGGATTCACGCGCTGCTCGAGGATTATCACATGGGGCGCGACTGGCGAGACACTCACGCTCGCCTCACCCACCAGTTCAACAACCTCTTCGATGAGGAGAAGGACTTCTACGGCGACATGCCGAAGGAGATCCTCACCATCATGGAGGGGTACATCTGGCACTATAAGAATGACCCCTGGGAGTGGATCGATGCAGAGTTCCAACTCGAGGCTGAGTTGCCGGACGGAACTATCTACCGAGGGAAGGTTGATTCTCTCATCCGTAACCAGTTCGGCCTCTGGCTTGTTGACCATAAGAGTCACAAGAGCCTACCGAAGCTCAACTTCCGTCTCCTTGACGCGCAGTCTGCCCTCTATCTTTGGGCCGCGCGAGAGAATGGGCTAGAGGTCCAGGGGTTCATCTGGAATTACCTGAAGTGGAAGGCGCCGACCATCCCCGCGATTGTCGATCGTAACCGGCGTCTGACCAAGTCGAATACCGATACCGACTACCCGACGATGTACCGAGCGATCAAGCGATACAAGGAAGAGTTCCCCGATACTTTCAAGGTATCCCAGCAGGATGTCGACAAGCTGCGGTATCTGCAGTCGCAGCGATATGAGTTCGGCAAGATCCAGACCTCCGAATTCTTCCAGCGGCATGTGCTCGAGAAGTCTGACGCAATGATCGACCGGGTGGTCAAGGCAGGCATCCACACCAGCCTGCGACTGCATGACTATGACTTCAGTGACCCCGACTTCGTCGAACGAACGGTCGAGCGGAGCTGCGAATTCTCATGCAGTTACACTGATATCTGTACTGCTGAACTCGTGGGCGGTAACATCAAGCCCATGATCAAGCAGAACTACACCGCTGGCGATCCCAATGACTACTACAATGACCGCGCTGGCGACTACGAGAAAGAAGAACGATAATGGGAACCGACTCCCGGCGGGAATTCCCCGCGGCCAAGGAGCATTACACGGCAGTGATCGAGATTATTCATTCGATCCCCGACCAGGTGCTCGCCAACGATTACAAGGATGCGAAGATCGTGCCGAAGCAGAAGCGCGATGTGGCACGCATCGTTGTCCGCGCTGACACCATCGAGAAGCTGACCCTGAAAGCCACACAACATCTCGGCCTTCTTGAGGACGAGTAGGAAAGGAAAGAACATGAGTGAAGGATTGAACCCCGAGCAGGAATGGGGTGTACGACCTGGCCGCATCATGGCGGCCGATGGACCGAACCAGTCCAGCGTTGCTCAGCAGGTCGAGCGACTTACTGTCGGGCTGCAGCATCTCGACGAGGTCACGAAGGCTCTTGATGAACGCATCGGGGCAGTGCTTCTACCCGAGTCCGACGCGAAGAGCGATGGTGGCCCAGTCGCCATGGTCATGCAGAGCCCCCTCAGCGAACAGCTCGAGAACCTGGGCGACCGCCTCGATCGACGCATCAGTCACATCCACGGCATGCTTGGGAGGGTGAACCTGTGACCGCCATCAGCGAGATCGTCATCATCGTGGGAGGTAAACCGTTCGGGCTACCCGGCGGCGAACTCACGAAGGAGCGGATCATGCCCCTCGGAATGGGGCTCGCCGATCTGCTCGAAGATCACCAGGGGGATCGCCTGGAGAGCATCACGTTTGAAGCCAACGGCGTGACGCATGAAGTGCTTGAAGCACCCATCGAGTCGCTCGATGAGGACTCTGCAGCCGATGCTGGTACTGCGTTCGTTCGCAAGCTCGATGAATTCACGAAGCGGAGGCGCCGTCGTGGCAACGCGTAGTTCAAGCGGTCGGTCCACCAAGGACTATGCCGCTATCGCTGCATCTCGCATCATCCACCCTGCCGAGGTCAAGCGACACCCCAAGTTCCTGATCTACTCACGGAACAAAAAGGGCAAGACCACCTTCGGCCTATCGGGAGGTGTGGAACGTACCCTCGTCCTCGATCCCGAGCGGGGCACTGCCGAGATGCGCTCGAGCAACCCGAATGTCTGGCCCATCGAGAGATGGGAAGACTACGACGACGCGTACAACTACCTCCGCTATTCGGATCACCCGTACCAGTGGGTGGTAGTCGATGCCATGACCAAGGTGAACAACATCTGCCTGAAGCATGTGATGAAGACCCAGGAAGAGAAGTCCCTGGATCGCATTCCGGGGTTCGTGCAGAAGCAGGACTATGGCAAGTCGGGAGAGCTGATGAAAGATCTCATCAACCGCTTCCACAACATGCCCATGGGCGTTGTCTTCACCGCCAACGAACGCATCGAATCGCGGTATGACTCGGAAGAAGATGCCGAGGTCGAGCGCGAGGACAAGGAAGAGAACTCCGTCACCTACGTCCCCGATGTACCGAAGGCAGTGCGCGCAGCAGTCAACTCGACAGTCGATGTCATCGGTCGACTCTACACGGTCAAGGACGTCGAGGGCAAGGTCGAACGTAGGCTCTGGATCGGCGACTCGATCAAGTATGACACCGGATATCGATCTGATTTCGTGCTGCCCGAGTACGTTGCCAAGCCCACCCTCCCGAAGCTCGTTCGCCTCATCCGCACGGGCAAAGAAACTGCGCCGGCACGTCCGGCTCCCGCCAAGTAAGGAGACCTTAGAACCCTATTCGATCGCTGATATAGTTCTATTTACCAACCCAAAACGAAGGAGACAGTCACTATGACTGCATCTGTCAGGACTGCAGACTTCACGAATGTGAAGGACCGCAGCAAGTACAACAAGTCCCGCATCAAGGAGGGCGACTACCTCGCGGTGATCGCGTTCGCCGAGGACTCTGAGGTCAAGAACGGCCAGAACAAGGGGGCCTTCCAGTACGAGATCGGCATTCGTCTGAAGAAGCGCTCGCAGTCGGTCTTCCCCTACTTCTGCTCACTCGACCCGAAGATGCTCTGGAAGCTGCGCAACCTGTTGGTCGCAGCCGGTGTCTCGGTGCCCAAGGCGAAGCAGAAGATCGACCTCAACCGCATCGTCGGCCGCGAGATTGGAGTCACGATCGAGGACGCCGATGACTACAAGGACCGCGAGCAGTCGGAGCTCACCGCAGTCTTCCCGGCTTCGGAGCTGGATGACCCGGTGATGGATGACGATGACGACGACGATGACGAGGCCCCCGACAACTCGGGTGGCGGCGAAATCGACGAGTCCTACGACGACGGGGACGACTCGCTGGATGACCTCGATGATGTCGAAGATGTCGACGTCGAGGATGACGCGGTCGAGGAAGAGCCCGAAGAGGAGGTCGCTGAGGGCGATGAGTGGGACGAGATCACCGATCGACTCGAGCTCCGCAAGGCGCTGAAGAAAGTCGCGCCCGACGTCAAGACCAGCACGAAGCAGACCGAGGATGACATCCGCGATCTGATCCGCGACGCGGTCGCCAAGGCAGCAGCGGCGAAGGCGAAGCCGGCTGCGAAGAGCAAGGCGAAGGCCGCTCCGACCGACGAGGAACTCGAAGAGCTGGACATCGATGACCTCTGAAGATCAGTGAGGGCCCCAGACCCTCCTGATTGGCCCTGAGTTTCGCGCGCTCAGGGGACCAGCGATGCCCCTCGAGAAGGCCTACGCGACCTGGAAGAACTTGAGGGGCATCGTGGGGTGTGGGGGGCCTTGACTTTTCGGGGTTCCGTCCGATAGCATTCAACTGTAGAAAGGGTATGGCACATGGCGCAACGGGAATCGGGCCTGAGTCGCAGAATCATGGAGGCACTCCGCCTGGAGGGCTACTTCTGCTTCAAGGTACACGGTAACGAATACGTCATGGCAGGTGTACCCGACATCATGGTATGCGCTCAGGGTTTATTCATCGGTCTCGAAACCAAGAATCCTGAGAATCGCAATGGCTCCACACCTGAGCAAAAGCTTCGGGCAAAACAGATCCGAGACGCAGGCGGGGCAGCCTATGTTGTCTGTTCGCCGCAAGAAGCGCTCGCAGTAGCGAAAGCGGTGATTGCTAAGCATGTATCCAAAGCTTGATCTTGGCGAACCCCAGGTCGATCTGGAGTATCTCGCGATGCGCGCTGAATGGCGAAACAAACTGAGCGACGTCGATGTCCGCTCGATGGCCTACGAGTATCGCCTGCGAGAAAAGAAAGTCGCACTCGGGGAGCTTGAGCCGGATGATTGCTTGACCGATGCCTGGCTCGAATACAAGGAACGCTTCGGTGATAGATCAACGCCGCACACAGAGTTCCTCAAGAAAGCGAAGATGACCAGGGGTCGTAATCGTAAGAAGCGGGCAGCGCAGGATCGCACCCAAGCAGGCAACTTCAGCCCCCTATATAATGCGCGCGGCGAGCTGCTTTAGGCGATTACGGAGCAACCCAGCCCCCTAACCGGCGAACCTCGATCGCACTGATATGATCGATGCATGACGACCAATGATTGGTCAGCTCTGCTCATCTGGATCTGTTGGGGAATTGCCTTCGTGGGTTTGGTCACCCTTGCCTGTGCCTTTGGTTACATGTTGTACATCTCATTCTGGGGCCAAGACACACACCAGTAACCCCCTCATCCGTTCGGGTCAGATGAGAGGGTACTGGGGGTGTTGAGTCGAACCACCAACCTCAACTCTTCGGCTATCCTCGAGTCAAGTCCGACAAGTGCGTCGGTGGTTCAGTGAGGGTTACTCCTCGTCTTCGAGCTCCAGCTCCTCGTCGTCGAGCTCGTCATCCTCGAGTTCCTCGATTTCCAGCTCTTCGACTTCTTCGACCTCGGTCACTTCTGCGACCTTGGCGCCGCGCTTGCCCCGCGACTTCGTGCCGGCCTCGCCGGTGCGCTTTGCCCCGCGAGATGCGTGCCCCGCCTTCCAGGCATCGAACTCGGCCTTGATCTTCGGAACGTCGGTCTCGAGGAACTCGTAGCGACCTCCGCTGCCGACCGGTTCGATCGTCGATGCCGGCGAGCGGAAGAACTGCCGGAGCGTCTTCGCCTCGGTGCCGAGGATCGTCGCGACCTGCTTCGCAGCCATCGTGCTGCCATCGTCGGCGGATGCCTTCGCCTTGGCGGTCGACTTCTTCTTCGCCGCCGGCTTGACCTCCTCCGGTTCGTCGGCCTCGATGTCATCTTCCTCTTCGTCGGGCAGCTCTTCGTCGTCGAGTTCTTCCTCGTCGAGTTCGTCGTCGAGTTCCTCCTCGTCCTCGGGCACTTCGATACCGACCAGGTCGGCGATGAGCTCGGTCTTGGTCTGCGTCGCCGCAACCTCCTCGTCGGTGCCCTCTTCGACGGCGAGCTCACGGAGCTCCTTGACCGTCTTCTTTGCGAGGATGTTCTTTGCGTACTTCAGTTCAGCCATGGCTGATCGTCTCCTTGTTGGTGGTTTAGCCCTTGAGTGGGCATAAGTCGACTATATGCGAGGCGATTGCTCCGTGTCAAGGTCCCCGTCAACCTTTTTTGAACCAGCGCATTCAGTATTAAAGGAATCGAGCGTGAGAGGGATATCGCAAATCCAGCACCCGAGTACTGCGTCCTCTCTCGATGCTTCCTCTTGCACTTCGGTGGTGTAGGTGTGGAGGTTCTCACCTTCGGCTTCGACGATGATGGGCTGGTAGGTCATGGCGACCCAAACGTGATCAGTCATGCTACTCGTACTCGATTCAAATCCCAGTTCTGATGGTTGGCAGGGTGGCGAAGGTTGACCAGCATCTCGCTCGCACCACATATATAGCATCGCATCACTGACGGGTCAACATTGGCCCCCAGGTTACCGACGCGCTGCTTCGTCATGCTCTTGTGCGAAGTGAAATACCCGAAAGCAGTAGGGCGCCGGCAGTAGGGGCACCAGTAATGCGTCGGCATGTCCGCCTGAATCTGAGGCTTCCACACCTCGGCACGCTGCTGGATGATGGGTTGCCCATTCTTATCGGTCTTGCCCTTGAGCTTGACCTTGAAGACTCGGATGGGGGGTTGGAAGTCGAGCGCCGGGCAGTTGATGACCATGTCGTAGATGTCATCGTTATGCAGCAGCTTCTTCAGCGCGGCGAAGGCATCGGAGTACTTGCCGAATCGTTTGACCCGCCACTGGTCCTCGCCATTCTTCAGCACCATGAGCTTCCAAGGCATCGAGTCCGGCGTGTAATGCTTCGGTAGCCGGGGGATCTTGAGGAAGTAAGCCTTATATGCTGGGTCATCCAGCAGCTCCCTCAAGGTGATCATGTCATGCATGTGTCTCCTGTCGCGCTATTGATCGATTACTACTAATGCTATATGCTTGGTTCTTTCTGGTCAAGGCAGGATCGAACCTGATCGACTTGATTGACTTGGGTTTGCATTGCGCATATGATTGATCGAGTAGCCCCCGTACGCAACGAAACGTACCCCGGACTTAGACCACGTACGACAGACGAATCGTGAGGACGAACACAATGGCAGTCACCGCCAAGATGGCTTTCGAGTCAGGCAAACGTGCTGGTATCCAGGAGGGTCGACAGCAGGTCAGGGTTGAAGTGCTGTCATGGTTGCAGCATGAGTACATCGATTCCCCAGATCGCCCTGACCGAGACTCCCCTGAGGCCGCCGCGATTTTGTCGCTAGCCCGAAGACTAAGTGAATCGATTCAAGTGCTCAAGCCGAACGAGACATTGACCAATGCGGATTAAGTTCTCGCTCAGCATCGATATTACTCGTGAGCCGAAGCCCGAGGAACCGCACGAGACGTTTGAGTCACAGGGGTCGCTTGTTGAAATGACCCCCCAACCGCGATATGTAGGATGGGAAGCCACCGAGAATGGTCAGTAAGGCAGAGGCGGAGAAAGCACTCCGTCTGGTATCGCAGTCATGGGGTAAGAAGCAGGCTGGGTATGTGTTCTTTCCCTGGATCGATCGCAAGAAGCAACGACTGACGGGCATACGACGTAAGGGCTTCAACGAGGGCCCCGCGTTTCGCTGGCCGGCTGACCGTGAGAAGATTATCAATCACATCATGGCGCACAACAGCGACCGGAATGAGCACGACATCTACTGGTCGACTCAGCTGTACGAGTATCCGATCCGCCGTGAAGATACCGCCATGACCGAGTATGCCCTCTTTGCTGACCTTGACAAGGTCGACCCCAACACGCTCGATGAGTATCCGCCCACCGTCGCATGGGAGTCATCCCCGGGCAACTATCAGGCGCTATGGGTAGCACAGCAGGGCGACTTCCTCGGTGCGACATGGCCGGGCAACGAGAACCAGCGCATGACCTACTTCACCGGGGCAGACTCTGGTGGCTGGTTTGCGACCAAGCTGTTGCGACTGCCCTACTCGACGAACTACAAACCTGACTACCGCGATGCGAACGGGCAGTATCCTCAGGGTAAGGTGCTCTGGGCGAACGGGCCAAGGTATCTGCCCGGCGACTTCGCTGATCTGCCCGAGATTGCAGTAGCGGCTGAACAGCTGAGCGACGCGCTCGCCGCAGACATCGATGGTGTGGACCGGATCGCGGTCATCGCGAGAATTAAACTGAAGCTCAACCACAAGGCGAGGGAGTTGCTCAATGCCCGAGAGGCGAGTGGGGATAAATCCGACCAGCTTTGGTATCTTATCAGATGCCTTGCAGACGTTGGGCTCAACACTGCAGAAATCGTATCTGTCGTACGCGAGACTGTTTGGAATAAGTTCCGAGACCGGCATGACGAAGTTCGACGACTCATTGCTGAAGCAAGCAAGGCGATATCGAAGCGGAGTGAAGAGGTCACCGCGAAACTCGAGTCGCAGGGTGCTCTCAGCGACGAAGATGAAGCGATCAGGCCGGACCCGACGCGTCTTGGTTTCCTCCTCAAGAACATTAAGAAGCCGAAGTATCTCGTTCAGGGAGTCCTTACCGAAGGCGCCTGTGGCTTTATCGCAGGTGAGCCCAAGTGTTACAAGTCCTGGATCGGACTTGATCTGGCTCTCTCAGTCGCTACGGGGGCACACTTTCTCGGGCAATTTAGAGTACAGAACCCGGGTCCTGTCCTTTACATCCAAGAAGAAGATCCTGCGCCTACACTCAAGAACCGCTCGGCAAAGATCTGGGTTAACAAGGCCACGGATAAATTCGAGCTCGTTCACGAAGGCGACGCGGCCGGCCTTTATTGGCTACCTCCTGAGCAGGACGAGGCTTTCGATCCCGACATCAACGCTTACATTCAACAAGGTCTTGTTATCTCTGATGAAGCATGGCAGATCTGGCTGGACGAGACGCTCGCGAAAGGTATGGACGACAAGCCTTACCGCCTTCTCATCATTGACACGCTGATGATGACCGCGGGTGAGGTCGATGAGAACCGCTCGCAGGAAATGACCACGAAGATATTCAAGCCGCTTAAAACCCTCGCCAGGAAGCACAATGTCGCTATTCAAGTTATCCACCATATGGGTAAGTCTGAACGAGCGCGGCCTGGTCAGCGTATGCTCGGGGCGGTGGCTAATCATGCCTGGGCTGAAGATTCGATTTACCTTGCTCGTAGTGGGATCAACGACATCCGTATGGATCTTGAGTCCAAGACGGTTCCCGCGGCTACTTACCGTCTTTCGGACCTCGACAATACTGGCTGGACACCGACGGTTGCTCCTTGGCGACCTGATGAGCAAGAGCTATCGGATTCCACACCCAGCACCATTAAAGCTGCGCGTGGTCAGTCGGCACGCAAGAAGCCAACTCACCCAGTCCTTGGTGCTCTTACGCAGAGCGCGACAGGGATGACAACGGCGGAGCTTGCGATCGAACTCGGCATTAACCGAAGCAGCGTACACAAGCAGGCTGCGCGGCTGTTTAATGATGGTCTCGTAGAGCGCGAGCAGCTCCCGAATAACAGCAATCTCTGGAAGATCGCAGGGCGCTCTTAATGTGCGATGACATAATCGATCAATCGGCGCGATTGAGGCGATTTGAGCCCTCCCCAGGGATGACTGAATGCATGACTCGCGATGAATTCGCGCATGATCGAAAGGAAAAGCAATGGCGAAAGAGAACATAACCCGCATGACCTGTGATCGGTGTGGGAAAGTCCTCATTCTCAACAATGGGGCTCTCGATTATGAGGAGGGTCTTCGGAACGCGGCAAAGTGGGAGACCTTGCGTCTGACCCACATGGGCGGCGAGATGGAATGGCTGTTCTGCCCCGAGTGCTTTAATGCGTTCCTCACGAGGTTCCTCAAGGGCAGCCTGGTCGAGCCCCTGCCAGTTGACAAGAGCTAGCTGCAGCGATAGCATGATTACAGGGCCACCAAAGGAGAAACAATGAGCCGACCGTCCGACCAGATCAAGAACGTCCGGTCATACGTAGTGCATGAAGATTCGGTGCGCGGCATTCACATCAAGGCGTCGCACTGGGAAGTCGGGTACACCAAGGCTCATCAGCCGACACCCGAAGCAGCGGTTGAGTTCCAGATCGCCAACCAGGCGGTGGTGATCAAGGCGGCAGAGATTCGTCTCGAGTTGCTGATGGCACTCGCCGATAAGATTGCCGAGGATCGCTCGGAGCAGGCTCGACTCGAAAAGGAGAACAACAGTGCTCGATCTAATTGAGTGGCTCGAAGGTCATCTTGTTGCCGCCATGGAGGAAGGTGGCAACACAATCGCTGGTACCTACGTCAAAGAAATTGACACCATCAGCGACAACGATGTCATGGTCTACCTCGAAGATGGCCGCGTCGTTCACTTCAACCTGAACGTGGGTGCATGATGGCTGGGATGAAGGCAGGCGAGCTTTGGGAATGGCTCGGGCAGAACACCGCATCTACTTATGACCTTGAAGTTATTGGTGCTGACGGCAAGGTTCTGCACATCACCGGAGTTCTCGATGACTATGAGAACGACCGCGCGATTCTTGAGGTGTCCTGATGGGCGGCATGCTCTACCAGCAGACGCGGATCATTGAGTTTCGCCACAAGAAAGGCGGGGTCTGGACCAAGTCGGCGATGTCTTGGCTTGACGAAGAAGTTCACTTTCTCAACAAAGTTGTTGGGTATGACAAGTACCGGGTGCGCTATGAGTCGCACTAAGTCACGGCGCTGCTGGAAGTGCTGGTTGCTGGGCCATAAAGTTTACTATGGCCGGGTCACCACCATCTGTGCTCGCCCTTGCTGCCGGAGAAGGCTAGACTCATCATGGCCGACAGTCTGACTAAGCACCACTGGGATAAAGGTAAGAACTTTGGTGGCCGGGTTCTTATTAACACCATTAAGTGCATTGACTGCGGTGAACGCCTGACGCCGAACCGCTGGTCATATGATGCGCGCACGCGCGACAGGGAGACATGCAGTGGACCGCGAGGAGCTTAGGGAAATCATTAAGTTGCATGCTGTGCATCACACCTGGTGCTATTTCTGCAACCGTCATGTAGGCCGACAGAGCGACCATCTTGTTGATGTCCTCATGCCGGAAGGTGTGGAATACCTACTAAACGCGAGGGAACTATGACTCACAAGCACATGTACCGCGTCCTGACTACGGGCGGGCATACCATCACAATGAAGTGCATGGATGAGCAGGGTAATGAGCTCTGCCAGAAAGTTGACAGCGTAAAGGTCTTCGCTCGCGCCTGGGTACGTGACCGGGTACTGGGCAAGCCCCTGCCGGCAAAGAAGCGTCAGCCCTCCGGACGGTATCTCAACACCCCGAGGTATTGATAATTATCAATTAGCGGGCGCACACGCGCGGTATATGTCTTTATCGCATTCGATAGCTTATCAGCATATCGATATGCAGGTACTAGACGAAACGTGATTACTAAGAACGAACACTGCAACGTTTCGTTGAGAACGACACGCACGAATCGTAATTGGGCATGCGTGAATACCTAATCCTTGACTAGATGCAACTTCGCAATTAAAGTGACAATATGAAGACGATGACAGTCGCTGAGGCGGCATATGCAGCGGGCGTGATGGATACCCAGGGCACATTCTCGAACACCAAGATCTTTAAGGTCAAGAATGCGGGCCGTACCGTGAGCTACCGCTTTGATCTGATTAGTGCCAAGCGGATGGAGATGGTGTATGCCTTCGGGAATGCGACGGGGTTGGAAATTCAAGGGCGATTGCGAGACGGAGCACAGGTACCCCGGGTTTCGGTTTGGGGTGAAGAGTTGCACGAGATAATGAAGCAGCTTTGGCCTTACCTGACACGAGAACGTAAGCAGGAATATGCGGATGTGCGGAGGGCAAGTGAGGCTTCGGTAATCGCCCCGACTCAACCGTAGTGGATCGTATCGTCTGCGTGCCTAACGGCAGCAGCCAACACAACAACCGGGGGACACACTCGGGGCTTGATGGAGGGCTCGATGGATAGCTGCACGGATGGCTCAACGGAGTACTATATGAAATTTGACCCAGATTCTCTGTATGATCAGGAGAAATTGAGGGTTGAGATTCTCTGGATGTGGACGTTCAGCAGTTTGGTTGGGGACTTGGTTGAACGCTATTGCCAAGTTCACTACGCTGAATGGTTTGGAGTCGATGGGGGACCCGGTGAGTGACCTGTAGGTGGGATGTGGAGTGAAGGTTGAGTTGATCCGAGTGAATGGGCTGCGGAGTATGAGATGACGCGGAATTGGGATGCGGAGAAAACCTGTAACCACGTTCAGGGTTTGGGTTTGAACCAAGACTCTGTGTTGGACCTCGAGGAAAAGAACGTAGCTTGCCAAGATGGGCGTTCCGACACACCGGTCGCTTCCAATTTATTTTCATTTCTCGGCCGGGCTCAGAGTAATGGGAGAAGGACGAGAAGAGGACGGGAAGCGGAGCAAACGTTTCCGTGCGCACAAGAGCACACATGAGCACATGCACGCGCGCGTATATAGCTTCCAGCACACACTCTTTTCCGTAATTTAAACGGATGTATGTCCGATCGGACACCGATTTCCCTCCTCGGACCCTCGGAAGTTCCTCCGATCCCCCTCTCCGACTGGGAAGCGCTTTCCGTGGTCTGATCCTCGGAGTTTCGTCCACATATGCTCCGCGCGGAATACTCCGGTAAGCGCTTGCCCTGCAGAGCAGATAGCTAGCTATCTCCCCGAAGTTTGAACGCCTTAAAACGCCGCTGATGCCCGCGCCTCGGTAAGCGCTTTCCTAGCGAGGCAGTGAGGGGGGTAGTATGCTAGCTATCTGCTGTGCTCTCCGCCCCCGCAGGAGCGCTCCTATGCTCGCAATAAGTTGCTGAAAAAAACTTATTAAAATCGCGCTTTTGACCTTGACGCGGGGGTGATGCGTGGTAAGATATACATATCGAATCAATCGCAACCGCGAACGATCGATACGATATAAGGAGCACGACATGACCACTCTCACCGTTTCCGAATTCGCCGCGAAGATCGATGCGACCCCGCGCGAGGCGCGCAAGTTCCTTCGCTCCGTGACCCCCGCCGACGAGCAGCCGGGCAAGGGCGGGCGCTGGGCGATCGAGGCGAAGGCAGTTCGCTCGCTGACTTCGAAGTTCACGAAGTGGGCTGCCGAACGCGCTGCAACGCCCGAGGCGCCCGCCGATGCGATCGACGACGCCGACACTTCCGACGCCGAACTCGCGACTTCCGAGTAAATCGCTCCGAACTGCCCCCCGCGAGGGGGGTGGTTTGGTGTGTATTCGGCAGAAGTTCGGGACGGGAGCGTGCTCTGTACGGACGGGAACGAGAGCGTTCTCGAGGGCATCAGAGCGCTCCTGGCGCGGGCAGGGGGGCTAGGCAGAATGCTAGCTATCTGGGGCGACTCTCCACCCCCCCACAGGGCCGCGTATGCCGCTGCAGGGGGCGCATCGAGGGGCGAATTACCCTCCGAATGGCACTTGACGGGCAATGCGGAGTGGTTGCATTATGGTTTGATATGCGGCAATTCCCTCGTTGAGCGTTTCGCGCGCAACTTCGAAAGGCATTACCACGATGATGGGGCCTTCTTCCGTTTCGAACTTGAATTCGAGGTTGTTTAGCATTCCCGCATGGTGCTGGTACAATGCGCGGCAAACGGTGCCTTCGATCGCATTGTAAGTTGCGAGGGGAGCTTTCTTTCGTGCCATTGCATTCCTCCTATTGATCGTGCGATATCACCATCATATCATGCATGAGCGCGACGGAACGACTCCGTGGCAAATTATTGCGCCTTGACATGGTATGCGGGGTATGGTAGTATAGATGTATGACGAACAACGAATTCATCCAAATCGAATCCGCACTGAAAGCTACGATCGACGAACGCGTCAAGGGGCGCGATATCGAGAAACTGTTTGATACATTCGTAGAGAATGTAACTGACACAATTATCGACGAACTCCCACACCCCGGCGACGATGACGTTGCAATGACGATTATGGATTACATCTTCGAGGCGGCAATGCGACAATTCCACTACCACTTCTCCCTCGACGACTGAGCACGGAGGGGGCGCCCCAGGGCGCTTCCGCGTGTCAGGCGGTGCACGAGGCCGTATGGCGCCGTCGCATGCTGGTGTGGAATGCTAGCTATCTGCTTGGAACACTCCCCCCACACACGCCGCAGAGCCCCTTTCGGGGGTGCGGGTCGATTATTCGGCGAGGAAGAAGATTTCCTGATGGCGCGCGTTCAGAATGCGCCCCTCGGTGTCGTAGATGCGCGTGCGCCCCGAGTGCGGCAGATCGATGAGGCGTTCGATCGTGTGCTCGATCCCTGCCTTGTCTTCGATCACATCGCCGACTTCGAGGTTCTGTGCCTGGATGGGGTTGGGGTATTTGTTGTTCGTCATGCATATATGCTACCACACCCTGCTCGAGTGTCTAAGGATTCCGCGCATATTAATTTTTTCGGGGTTGCCTTGACCCTCGAGCGCGCATGCTATAGCATTGAAGTATGACGAACAACACCGACCTGACCGACCTGCCCATCGCGATCGTCCTCCCCTGGACGCCTCCGACCCCTGCCCCTGCCGGGTACGTCCCGACGGGCGAGGTCTACCGCCACCTGACCGAGGATGAGGGGTACACCCCCACCGAAGCGGTCGACATGATCAACTCGATCTACGCCGACTGGGGCGCCGAGATCCTTCTGACCTTCGACCAGTGGGAGATCGAAATCATGCGGAAGCTGAACGAATAAAAAAACTTGCTGCAGATGCCTTAGACACTGGGGCGGGGGGTGGTATAATTATCACATGACGAACAACAACCTCCGCCCCACCGCCGACAACATCGCGCGCCTTGCCGCTTCGATGCGCACCGCGAACTTCGACCCCACCAAGGGGCGCACCGCACCCCGCACCACCCACACCCGCAAGAACATCCGCTGATGCTCTCGCAACTTGAACTCGACGAACCCGACATCTACTGGGATCTCGTCATCGCCCCCATGTT